CCGTTCCGGCCCAGTCCATATACTTATCCGCCAAGGACATGTACATCTGGCCCCATAACGATGCGGGGGCATCAATCTTGGCGATATCATTTGCCATTCCCGCATCGCAAACTGCTCGATCTAGTCCTGCTTCATAGCAGGCGTCATGCATTTCACATACATGATCTAGCTCATCGATTGGTTCTTTTTCATGTCTTGTGTTGCTCGGGTGCCCCGGGCCACAATACTCTCCATAAGTAGGGACGAATCCGGCACCTGGTCCACTACTTTCATTAACCTCTGCTTCATTTTCACGTTCTATCATTCAATATTCCTAGAGGTATGGGAAACCCAAAGTACAACTCAGCAATAGCGAGTACACTAGGTACTCCTCTCGCTGCGTTGCGAACTTCGGGACATGGATGTTCCCAATATTGTCGTCGCACACGACGCATCCATTCGAACGCTATTCGAACATATTCTCTTGCGTCTGGGTCTCGTGACCATATGTGCGGAAAAGCTTTTTCTGCTGCCGCTGCGTATCTCATCATGTCTTTTATCTCCATTGGTACTGTTTTGTCTTTTTTGAATTTTCTCCACTGGTCGATTGACATCACCGCATTAAACGGGAGCGCTGGTAAAAACTTATAACCAGTCTCTTCTTGATCTGCTAGCGTGGAACCATATCCCATAAACTCTGCGTCTATCAATGCTCTCTTATCGAGCACTATGGTCCATCCGCTATCAGCAAATTGTTTTCGCACCACCTCTTCCCAAGGCTGGCTTCCTAGCCATTTTCTCATCTGAATCGACAATGTGCTTATTGAATCATCTCCACCTGCTTTTAAGATCATATTTCCAAAGCAATCATGTGCACACCACAAGCTCTTTGGCGCGACTTTACAATACGCCATGCAGTAATTGAACACTAAAATAATCGTATTAAAGATTATCGTAGCTATATCACCGCTCGGCTGCCCTTTAGTGAGTATCACTATAAGCCCCACAATCGTAAGCATTGTAGGAGCACGTAACACTCTATCATAATGTCTATTTATTTTTCGGGCTAAAATCTCATCGTCACACAAAAGTGCTAATAGCCATACTAATATTTGATGCCAAAAGTATAGCCATCCTTTATCGAATTTACTCACATCACCAGGATATGTTTCAAGAACTCGCTCCGGGTCGAAACCGTTCGTGAGTTCCCCTAACAATTCATGCCATCCTCCTCGGGACAGAATGAACCCAATCACTCCAAAGAACCCCCCCTTACGACAGGCTGACATAAACCGAGCAATAAATTGCCCAATCAAACGCCGGCCTGTATAAGAAGTAGCAAAATGTTGTGCTTGGAAAATCCTGCCTTTTCCTTCATCGACTTTCGCAACGTCCATACGTGCGTCTTTCAAGGATGTCTTCGACACCCAAGCCAATGGTTCTCTTTCTTCATTTTCTATCGAGTCATAGTCATCGTCTTCTATTTCTACATACAAGGCTGAATTCTTCTCAAATGCGGTCTCTTTCGAGTCCCCCATCTTCATTAAGGCTCCAACCGAGGTTTTCATGTTAACAGGGTTTAACTCCCCGTCGACTGTCCCCATACTCGCTTCTTGTTTACTTAGCTCTTTAAAGCCATGACAATCAAAGTTCACCATTTCTTCAAAAATGATTCGAAACGCTCCCCAGAACGCTTCGTCGTCAAGTTTGAGCTCTCCTCCTGTTTTTAAAAGTTCCAGATTTTTGCGCAACACAGCAAGATTGAACGTAGTAGGACACTGCGCTCCACTCAAATGCCAATTGCTTTCAAAGGTAGCCGGCCTAACGGCACTCGTATCGTTGTTTATTTTTAACGACTCCTTCAAAAACATTTGGTATTGCGAATCTTCCCGAATCACACTCACTGGATACCCTGTCAAGGCTTGAGCAATTTCCAATCCTTCCACTTCCGGCACCCCATTATTCACGGGCTTTTCCAACTTAGCTCCAAGGAACCCGTAGTACTCTACTGGTATATGCAATGGAGTGCCGAAAGCTAGTTTGACCGCAATGCAGGTCTAGCTCCCATCCGACGCAGGTTTTCTCCCACCACCGAACGCTCACCAATCTTGCACAGCTCGTCAACTGACTCTTGCGTTATACAGACTGCTTCACACAGCAATCCTCTTCTCGCTCCTGAATGATGCCAACCAATTAGCTTCGCAGGAGTCTCATCCGTTAGGATGGGACTCCAACAAAAACCCTTTTGATGTTCTGCTTCATACCACATTACAGCTCTACCATCCGCTTCTGACACGGTGGCTGTCTTATTTTGCATAGACTGCTGTCCTTTCATATGTGGCACTTTATTATATATCTTTATCTTGTAAGTTCCTGTAGGCGGCACCATCATGTTTCGTTCATCCCAGCGTGGCATAGATGCTAAAGCCGTTATCAGCGGCATAGCACAAGTGTCTACTCTTCCCTTCAACACTGTCCAATCACTGCGCACATATGGGATCGTAACATGAATCACGTATCCTTCTCCTCCTGCCAACTGTATATTCTTACAGTTGGATTCATCGAGAATATCCAACACATGGGCCGGCATCGTTATACAATCGAACTCTCGTGCGATCGAACACAATGGCGTCCCTGTGTCTGCGTTCACTATTTCTCCCACGTAACGATTAAACATTTCTACCGTGTGGAACGCTTCATTCACCCAATCCATGGGTCCAACCACCTCACCGCCGACTTGTGCTGGTTCTATTTCATCCAGCTCTTCTTCTTCTTCGCCTCCAAGCACTATTGCTAGTGCATCTTCAACTACTTGTCTTGTCAATATCTGCGGCTCGGCTTCCTTCTCTAATCCGACAGCGGGTTGATTCTTCGTCCAACCTACTCGTTCTTTGGCATTGGCTACCACACTGTCGCACCAGGAAGAAACATCTTCCCATGAACTCTCTTCTTCCAAATTCTGAGTTTGTTCTTTCTTCACTATAGTTGCCCGAATTTCATGGGCTAACTTTGTCGCCAAACTCTCTTTTACTTGCTTTCTTCGCTGCATTGCTTTATTACGATCAAATCTTCTTCTTGCAGCTTCACTACTTTCCGTGACCATATCTCTCTCCTGTGGCATGTTTTCACGCACCACAAGCGTCACAGGCGTAAACGAAAATCCTCGACCTGGAATTTGCTTTCCCAGTTTTGCCTTATATTCTCCTTTCGCTAGATGTGCTCGTTTTAGTGCTGAAATCAACGACGAATCAGTTGACCCCCCGAGTTGATAGGATTTTTGCTCCCCATCAAATCGAAGAATCCCCCCCTTCGCTGTCAAATCCGGCACTATCGCATCATCGTCATATTTAAGAATGAAGTCTCGCACGCCTTCGTTAATCATCATTTCTGCCGTCACGCTCTTCTTTTTATGCTTACGTGAATACGCATAGTACACAGAACAAATCGCTGCAATCAAACCCAAAATGCCAAAAAGTATCAACATCTTGTATTTAACCATAAACGACGAGTTCCATACACCACAACAATTCTTACGGCATGCTGCTCCAAACTCTTGCATTCGTGTCATCTGAGCTCCTGCCCAGGATTCTTCATCAAACCACCCTTCATTTGTCATTTCTGTTTTTTTCATCTTCTGGGTGTAGTTCCACAGTTGAGCTATCTTTCCAACCTCAATATCCATTATAGCACTAAAGTCTGCAAACCTCTTCTCACGATCAAACGTCGACATATCTACGCGCAACGACGGATAACCAGCCACATACATGTTTTCATTATACACATACACTAAATTCTTCATGGCCTTTTTATACATATCTTTTGTCGCTGCTTTCGTATCTTCATCGAAATCTTCTCGTTTGAATTCTTTCACATCCTTCTTCCATTCGAAAAGAACAGTGGCCAGAGCTCGGGGTGTCATCCCCTTTATTCTTTCCTTGAGCTCCTTCTTCTTTAAGCCACTATCCTTTCGATCGTACACTGCTACAGTGAACAAGTACTTCGAATCAAACTCTCTCTCTACCACCAAGCGAAATTCCTCATTATGCTTATTCTTAGCTTTCTTTTTTTCTAACTGAGGTGATGCATTAAGTTCTTTCTCCTCTTCTTTTTCTTTTCCTTTAGGAGTGAACCCTGCACTCGCTTGTGCTTTTGTTCTTTTTTGTTCTGCGTCCGATCCAAGACCGGCTGTCGGGTTCGCATTAATTTCCCTCTGCGAACTAACTGCTTCATCGGCCTTGGCGACCGCTTCTTCATCTGAAGCCGCTTCCGCGGCTTTCCCCACCATGTCTAAAAGAGTCTTCAAAGCCGATGGCATCTCTGGCATCGCCTCTGGTTTCACTTCTGTCGACGTCGTGTTTGTTGCTATAAGAGGCACGTAAGTTCCTTTTTTAGGATCAAATTCGTACCTCACACATTTTTTCTTTCCTTCTTTACACAACTTCAACATCGCCAAAAGACTAGAATCTGTCAACCGGTGGATCTGCGTTCTATGGACAATTATGTATTCTTGGTTTCCTTCTCGTTGAAATTTAACCATCATCCATTCTTTTTTCTTTTCATCATAATGCATCACACAATCTTTCAAATTATCATGTGGAATTCCTTGATCTCCTATCATTGTCACTACTCCGACATCTCCATCTTTGGAAATATAATAAATTTCGTATATTCTACACGTTGCTGATTCAAAAAAACCTGACACAAAGGCTTTCACCGTTTGTCCAAATTTTGGTAAATGATCAGCCGATCGAATTAGTTGATTCGCCGCTCCTGCATACTTTCCAGCCTGCAAAAAACCCATAAAGGGCATTACTACGAAACCAACTAGTGACAACAATCCCGCCACACCGACGCCCCACTCGAACTTAGACAGCTTAGAGTTTGTCGGCTCTTGCCATATCGAGTCCTGCGGAATCCAATCGGTGTTAGGTTTATACGTCGGTATCGAAGGTCCTGCTTCTGGCTGTTTCCCCTTTCGGAAAATCAACCAAAACAAAAACCCGAACGGTATCATAACCATTCCTCCTAGCATCGCTGCTGCTGCACAACACCACCATCCCAAACGCCAAGCCTGCACCATCGCCCATACTATCAATAGCCACAGACAATAAGTGTAGATCGGCGCCAAGAACGGAAATACTATACTTAGCAATAAGCCTAGAGTCGCGAACCAAAAAATACTACCGATGATAGTGAACAGTCCAACTATTTTCATACTGAGGACTCTTTCCTTCGCCATCACCACATACTTCTTGGTGCTCTCTGTTACTTTCGAAAAACGCGAACGCTGTGTTTTTTTCATCTCTGCGTACCACTCAGGCAAAACCATATATTTTATCCTATGTTCCACTCTTCTGAGTTTCCGCAACTCACGTGCATCCCTTCGCAGGGATCGTGTCGTCCGAGACATTACCCACGCCGCTTTTCTCTGCTCGCGAAATTCGCGCAACTCAGAAGCTAAAGTTCTTTTCAGTTCTTCAACTCCTGGTCCGCCTTTCTTAATTGCCGCTTCCAAACTTAACAACAATGATTGTCGCTTACGCAACTCCACCATCATTTCGTCCGTGCGATCCGCTGCTTTCTGCACCACTCGATTCGCTCTTTCCTCACCCTTCTTATCTATATGGTGAGCACCTGGTGCTTGAGTCTCTCTCCATTTCTGAGAGAGTAACGAGCCTTCTTCATGTTTCACTCGTTCTTCATAATCTGTACTTGACGACTCTTCTGACCATTCCTGGCGTTCATCCGCTTCCAATCGCGCCAAATCACGCATTTCTTTTGTAAAACCGTCGAGCTCACGCTCGACTTCATAATTCGACAACGATCGTACTTTCCTGCCACGTACATACATCACTTCTTCGTCGCTTTGTTGTTTCTTTCGCTGCTCATACTCTTCGACGAGCGCCACATTACGACGAGCCTCATCCCTTTGGGAAAGCTCGGCTTGCTGAGCTTTTAATTCTTCTTCGATCCAAAGACCTTTATCACAGGTCTCATTCAACAGTGAATCACTGTCTTCTCTCTCAGGATTTATGCTTATATCTATCTTTGCATCTACGTCCTCCGTCCTCCTTTCATCAACACCTCCTTCATTTTTGTTTACTTGAATTTTTACGTCAGACATTTTCGGCGATTTTCTCGCGTTTCTAAGTTTTTATGGGATGAAACGATAGATTACTGACTGCTTAGGATAGGGCTTTGCCCGTCCGCGGCCATCTCCCACAAACTTCGAGGGCGTTCAACTGAACAGGTTCGCTCTCACACTAAGTGCAGAGCATGCAACATTCCGTCGCACTTTCCACACTACCACTGAGATATGCACATGCACCCCTTTTCCCATGTCGCCATGGTACTTAAGCTTCACATGCATTACAGTGGATGCTACAGGGAACCCTATATTAAGTCTTACAAAACTCGACAAACCGTGGTCGGTCGAGCCCGAAAAACCCTCTCATCATACTTAACTTACTTCACATTTCTGTGTTCCTCCTTACTGGGCTGATTTTCCATCATACCGAGTAAATTTTCGCGTATCCTTTTCCAGGACCCAAAACCGACCCAGGGTTACAGCGGACTATAGCCACTGCTCCTGTTTAATCGGCTCCGTCGAGCCTCGCTCGATAGTGAATTCACACAGGCAACTCACTCGCTTTATAATATATTACACCCCATTGGGGAGTACTTAGAAATACAACTATGAACTCTTCTTTAGAT